AAGTCCATCAACTGCTGATCAGGATGATGACTACAATGTCATTACAACAATTACGGAAGGTGGGTGATGGAAAAGAAAGAAAAGATGCTAGCAAGTCTAGAGAAAAACTTGCCGGCAAAACAAGTAGAAAATAGACCAATTGATATCGATAAAGATGTCAAAGATGATTATGAGTTTTCACGTGATACTTATCGTGATCTAATTAATACAGGTTCACGATCATTGGATGTACTTGCTGAATTAGCAAGAGAATCTGAGCATCCAAGAGCATTCGAAGTATTATCACAATCTATCAAAAATATCGGTGATGTAACCAAAAACCTGATGGATCTGCAGAAAGCCAAAAAAGAATTGTCAAAGAATGAAGAGGAAGTGAAGCGAGTTACAAATAATAACGTCTTTGTGGGTAGTACAACAGACTTACAGAGAATGTTATTAAATAACGAAAAGGTGATTGATGCAGAGAGTCAAGAACAATGAATTTGGTTATCTAGGTAATCCATCTGTAAAACGCGACGGCGTAGAAACTGAATTTACAAAACAAGAAGTACAGGAATACATAAAATGTATGAATGATCCTGCATACTTCGCTCGTACCTATATTAAAGTAATTTCTCTTGATCAGGGATTAGTTCCTTTTGATCTTTATCCATATCAGGAAAAAATGTTTGAACATTTTAATCAGAATCGATTTAATATTGTTCTTGCATGTAGACAGTCTGGTAAGTCAATATCATCTGTTGTATATCTCTTATGGTATGCGATCTTTCACCCAGAAAAGAATATTGCCATATTAGCAAACAAAGGTGCAGTTGCAAGAGAGATGCTTGCAAGAGTTACATTAGCATTAGAAAATTTACCATTCTTTTTACAGCCAGGTTGTAAGGCCTTAAATAAAGGTTCTATCGAGTTTAGTAACAACTCAAAGATTATGGCCGCAGCTACTTCAGGTAGTTCTATTCGTGGTTTGTCTATTAATCTACTCTTCTTAGATGAGTTTGCTTTTGTGGAAAATGATGCTCAGTTCTATACATCAACATATCCAGTTGTGTCGTCCGGTAAGGATACTAAGGTGATTGTTACTTCAACTGCTAATGGTATTGGCAATGTTTATCATAAGTTATGGGAAGGAGCAGTACAAAGCACCAATGAATATAAACCATTCAGAGTTGATTGGTGGGATGTTCCTGGCAGAGACGAGAAGTGGAAAGAAGAAACTATTGCAAATACATCTGAGTTACAGTTTGAGCAAGAGTTTGGTAATACGTTTCATGGAAGAGGTAATACATTAATTAGTGCTGAACATCTTTTGAAACAGAAAAGTCTAGATCCTCTAGCATATAAAGAAAATGTATTCATATATAAGAACCCTCAAGAGGATCACGAGTATGTGATGACAGTTGACGTTTCGAAAGGTAGGTCTCAGGACTACAGTACGTTTACTGTGATCGACGTCACAGCTAAGCCCTTCGAGCAGGTGGCAGTATTTAGAGATAATAACATATCACCTATGTTATTACCAGACATTATATTTAAATATGCAAATCATTATAACCAAGCTTATGTAGTGGTTGAATCAAATGACCAAGGAGCAGTGGTATGTAATGGTTTATACTATGATCTAGAGTATGAAAATATGTTTGTAGAATCTAGTATTAAAGCAAATGCTCTTGGTGTTACTATGACAAGAAGAGTAAAACGTATTGGTTGCAGCACGATAAAAGATTTAATAGAACAAAACAAATTAGCAATTGTTGATAGCGAAACAATTGTAGAAATGAGTACGTTTGTAAGTAAAGGCAATTCGTTTATGGCAATTGCTCCTAATCACGATGATTTAATGATGAACTTAGTTCTCTTTGCATGGTTTACAACAACTGATGTATTTGAGAATTTAACAAATATTAATATGAAAGACTTATTGTATAGGGAAAGACTTAAGGAAATACAAGACGACATGTTACCATTTGGCTTTGTAGGTAGTGATAATTACGATGATACTGAAAAGTACGAGAAAGACAGTGATGGTAATATATGGTTTGAGTCAGAGTGGACCGGTCAGAAGTTTTAGTAGAGTACCTTTTTTTATAAATAACTATATTGAAAATAACCGTATTATGGAAACTTATTAAATAACTCATAAAAATAGAGGATAAAGCGATGGCATTTCAAGTATCACCAGGCGTGCAGATTAAAGAAATCGACGCCACCAATGTTGTTCCAGCTGTTTCCACTTCTATAGGTGGATTTGTTGGCTCATTCAATTGGGGTCCGGTAGAACAAATCGTCACAGTAAGTTCCGAACAAGAATTAGCTGAAAAATTTGGTACACCAGATAACAACACATTTAAGTACTTCTTTGTAGCCGCGTCATTCTTAAAGTATGGCAACGCGCTCAAAGTCGTCAGAGCCGCTAGCGGGCATTTAAATGCCACTGCTGATGGATCTGGCCAACTTATTAAAAACGAAGATGACTACGAAGATAACTACGCCGATGGCTCACTTTCAAAAGGTAGCTGGGCCGCTAAGTATCCTGGAGCTTTAGGAGACAGTTTAAAAGTTGAATTCGTAACTCAGCATGTAACAAGCATAAACTATTCTAACTGGTCACACAGTGGAGAATTTGATTCTGCACCTGGAACATCTGATTACGCAAAAGATCTTGGAGCCACAACTGCAAATGATGAGATGCATATCGTCGTCGTCGACGAAGATGGTCTTATTTCTGGTACAGCTGGTACTGTATTAGAAAGATTTGCTTTTGTTTCTCAAGCATCTGACGCTAAAAAGTCTGATGGTACATCAAACTTCTACAAGAATGTTATTAACAACAATTCTCAGTATGTTTGGTGGATCGATCACGACACGGATTTAACTAATGCTGGATCTTCAATCTCTGGCGGGCAAACTTCTTTTGCAGGTCAAACAACAGTACAATCAGATACATTATCTGGTGGTTCTGATGATAATGAACCTACAACTGGAGAAATTGCTCTTGGATATGATTTATTCGAAGATGCAGAAACAGAAGATGTAAATTTACTTTTTGCTACACCGGACGCAAACGGTGCTGCTACAATTGCAAATGATCTTATTTCAATTGTAGAAGCAAGAAAAGATTGCATGGCTTTTGTTTCTCCTCCAATCGAAGATACAGTAGGTTCTTCTGATCAAGTAGGCGACGTAAAAGGTTTCGCCGATGTTTTAACATCAAGCTCTTATGCAGCTGTTGATTCTACAGCTCTTTATGTATATGACAAATATAATGACGTATACAGATGGATTGGAGCTGCTGGTCACCAAGCAGGATTATGTGCTAACTCTGATAGAGTAGCAGATGCATGGTTCTCTCCAGCTGGTGTTAATAGAGGACAACTACTAGGCGTAACTAAATTAGCATTTAATCCTAAGAAAGCAGATAGAGATACTCTTTATAAAGCAAGAGTTAATCCAATCGTATCGTTACCTGGTCAAGGAACTTTACTTTTCGGTGACAAAACTTTATTAAATAGACCTTCAGCATTCGACAGAATTAATGTTCGTAGACTATTCATCGTATTAGAAAAATCAATTGCAACTGCTGCAAAAGCTCAGTTGTTTGAATTTAACGACGAATTTACAAGAGCTCAGTTCAGAAACTTAGTTGAACCGTTCTTGAGAGACGTAAAAGGTAGACGTGGACTTACAGACTTCTTAGTAGTTTGTGACGAAACAAACAATACAGGTCAAGTAATTGATGCTAACAGATTTGTTGCTGACATCTTTGTCAAGCCAGCAAGATCTATTAACTTCATTACCTTGAATTTCATAGCAACCAGAACCGGAGTAGAATTCTCCGAGATCGCAGGAGTATAGGGGGTAAATCATGGCAATTTTAGGCGTAGACGATTTTAAATCAAAGCTTGTAGGCGGTGGTGCAAGACCCAACCTATACAAAGTAACTATGAATTATCCAAGTTATGCACAGGGCGATGTAGAACTTACATCTTTCATGTGTAAAGCTGCTCAGTTACCTGCTTCAGTAATTGCTCCTTTAGAAGTAAACTTTAGAGGTAGAAAATTACAGATGGCTGGTGACAGAACGTTTGAACCTTGGACAATCACAGTTATCAATGACATCGGTTTCGAAGTCAGAGATGCTATGGAAAGATGGATGAATGGCATCAATGGTCATAATAGCAATACAGGTCTTGCTAATCCTAGTGATTATCAAGCTGATGCTATTGTTGAGCAGCTAGACAAAGCAGGTAATGCTGTAAAGAGATACGACTTTAGAGGAGTATTTCCTACAAATGTTTCTGCAATTGATCTAGGTTACGACAATGAAAACGCTATCGAAGAGTTTACTGTTGAATTCCAGATTCAATACTGGGAAAGTAACACTACTTCGTAAGGGTATAAATATATTTGACGGGGAGAGTAATCTCCCCTGATAATATTGGAGTAATTATGGCAGAGTTTTTCGGATTCGAAATTACACGAAAGA